ACGATGACCAGTTCCCCATTGACCTCGAATACGCGGTCAATAATCATCTTGACTGGTACCTCGTTGACGACAGGGGTCAGGGCAAGTTCGATGCCTGGGTTGCCATCTGGTGCTGTCCAGATTTTCCAGTCAGGGTTAGTCTTGCGCCATGCGATGTAGCCTTCTACCCAGCGTGGTCCTGCTGCTTGCCAGAAGGTCTGGTCTTCCTTGTTAGGGTTAGCCTTGGTAGCACGACCACCAACGCGAGCATTGGTTAGGTCGACATCGCCCTTACAGAGGTCCCAAGCAGTAGACCATAGTGCATTTGGTGTACTCACATGTTCTCCTTGTCGTAGTTCTCACATGCTAGGTGGAATGCTGAGCCTCCAACGGACCAGACGGATGGGGCTTCTTCCTTGTTGAGGAGTCTGCCGAGATAGTACTGATACCCACAGGTTAAGTAGGTTGTGAACGCAGAGTAGGACATATGCTCTGGTAGTGTATATTCTTCTAGTTTGATTGACATAGGTAGAAGTATACAGATGGGTAATGGCATCGTCGCCCTCCGACGCTAGGGTAGTGACTCTGTATACTTAGTTATGTAAGTAATTATATAAAGGCCTTCGGCCTTATATGTTAATTATATAATATATTATATCTAAGGAGTACTATGTCAAATTTCATTCAAACGTTTGCAGCATCACTACTGGGTATCACAACCTTCTACCTAGTGGAGGCATTATATTACGACATTAAGGCACGCGTTAGGGGAAAGCAGTACACGCTTTACCTAGAAGAACTTGAGGAAGAACTAGAGCGCTAACCTCTAGAAACGACAAAAGACCCCCTCGCCCTAGTGTAATCACTAAGGTAAGGGGGTTTCTTGTCTTAAAACAGCCTTCTAAGGCTTATTAGGGCTACTTCTTGGTTACGCCGAACTCTGTTGCGTTAGTATCTAGAGCCTTTAATAGGGGTCCAGCAACCGCTGCAACTCCTGCAGATAGTAGAGCCTTTGGGTCCGTAACTCCTGCAAGGTATAGGGCAATCACAGATGCAATTGCCGCACGTACGTATGTTGAAGCAATCGCTTCTAACTTCTTCTTGTTCATTTGTTCTCCTTCTTTGGTAGTGGCTTAACTGCTGCCTTTACCTTGTTGATGGTTGTAGGGGTGCCCAACCAAGGGAACCAAGGGGATGTGTCATTCCCATAGTTATCTTTGATTGATATATGTACATGATGGTTATGCTTATTAGGTCCAGTGTACTCATGGTCTCCCTTTTCAGGCGACCAGATACGTCCCATAAAAATTAAATACTTAACACGCTTATCTTCGCGCAAGCGTACAAACGCTTCTTTGCCGTCAATACCAAATACAGGGTCATGTGTAACGTCAACCCCAAAGCCAGTGTTATGGTCTGAGTTAGGATTCTGTAGTTGATGAGCAGCAGATGGTAGGAGCCCATCGGAGGCTTTCTTGCGCTTTGGTCGCAATGCCGTCGCTTGGCGCAGAACAGCAATTGCAGCAGGAGTGGCTTTCTTGGCTACAGGTTTCATTCATTTCTCCCCTTGTGTAACATCATCTGGTATAGAACTTCTACTTTTTCTTCTAGTCTTGTGACAGAATCTTTTAATGAACTTCCAGAATTGGGCTTGAGTTCGTAAAGGTAATGCTTAACCAACCATCTGACAGAACCTGCAAAAGCAGATACCATTGCTATGATTGCTACGATTAAGCCAGCCCAATTTGATGCAGTCATTATACGGTCCTTATTGTTATCTCTAGGACTCCACCGAAACCGTCAAAGCGCTTATCGGGAGGAGTCATGCGTGTGAATGTAACTTGCTCGATTACTGCCTGACGAGATTCGCCAGTTGATAGGTCCTGCCATGTAAGCACATCGCCTGTTTCTTCGATATCTTCTAGTAGTTGAATGCGGTCAAATGCTCGACCTTCATACCCAACTACAGTATTGAATCTATCTGTTTCAACATCAAAGCAATACACAGGGAAGCGTACAATGCGTTGACGAGGTGTAGCAATAGTTGCCTTTGCTTGGTATCCCTTGAAGGTTGGTCCAAGTGAAGATGTTGTTGTATCGCGGTAAAGAATAAACTTGTAGGCTACATACTCTTGCGCGGTTGCTGGGCTAGATGTTCCAACCTCAACTGGAGGAATGGCAGAATCGTATGCAATATGGTCATACTCAACGCCATCTTTGTCAACAGTTTCAAGTGTCATTGAACCATAGGTAAAGTCACCACGACCAAGTAAACGCTTGAAGTTCTTAGGCTCAAGAGTTCCGTATCGAATGTTACCTGTTGTAAGATAGCCACTTGGTGATAGGTCTGTTGTAGATTGGATTGCAATGCCATTGCTACCAGATGTGGTAAATGCTATCTGGTTTGTACTTCCGACAAAGTCGACACTAGTTGCATATCCAGATACTCCATCAAGGAATGCATCTGTAGCATAAGCAAAGCGTAGAGTTTCTAACTCATTAGCAAGGTTGATTCTGTATAGACCAGCATACCCATCAATACTTCCTGTTACCCATACATATGTATCTCTAAAGGCAAAGTCAAGACCTGTATTTTCTGCTTCAATAATAAGAGGACCATAGGTTAGGTCTCCAGTAGTATCTGATATTGCTGCTACGCGTACACCCTTGTTTGTTCCAATTACTAGGTAGCCTAAGTAAGATTCAATCTTAGTAACATACTCACCAATAGGTAGTTGCGCTGCAATTACTCCTGATGCAAGTACTGGCATAGCGCCGTTAGATGCTAGGGTAAACTTATAGATTGCTGAGGTTGTATTAAGATATCCAGCAGCATAGATGGCAGAGCCACCCTCTGAGATAGAAGTCCAAGTCCAATCAGAATTTGGATGCGTGTATGCGGCAGTAGGTAATGTATGACTTGAGCCTTTGGCTCCAGTTAACTCATAAACAGCAGCACCAATGCATGCCACAAGTCTTTGCTTTGCCCAACCAAGAACAATCTTTTCGCTGCCAGTATTGTAATACTGCGTGTATCCAGCAGCAGGTGTAGAAATTTCACCTGCATAAATATGGTCATTGTCAGCAACAAACAAGTGAGCACCATCAGTTGCAATAGCAAGTGTGGCAGTATCAAGTCCAGCAGTAACTACGCTAGAATAAGTAACAGCAGTTCCACTAGCGGTGTAGTTATTAATAGTGGTGTTTGCTGGTGTCCAAGCAATAACCTTATTAGTTCCAGCATCCACAACAGAAATAAGTTTATAGATACCGCTAGTCACACCAGTCATGTTTGATGTTTGCTTAAGTAAAGTAACTTGACCCTTTGTCCAGACATCTAAGCCTCTACTTTCGTGGAAGCGGTAATGACCATTCTCATCTGTAGTTGCAGGGTCATAGAAGTTAATACCTGTACCAGAATGGAATGACATCTGACTTCTAATCCACCAACCAGTTAGAGATTGCTCTCCTGGTTCATTGCCATTATCAAACTGGTCCTTACGGAAAGGTGCTGTCTGACGGATATAAGGGCGTGTGTCATTGATTGCATAGATGAACGGAAGCCCACCAACTGCTACATCGTATGCTACATCTGTATTCTGCCAAGTGGCAGTAGATGAAACAATACCAATGTCAGCAACACCACGTGCAACGTTGGATACTCCACTACCATCAAAACTGGAATAGACTCCATCATCACCTTCGGTAATATCTCTAGCCACGTTACTCCTTAAGTCAGAATTGTTTTATTACTTAGTTAATGCAGCAATTTCTTCAGCAGTTAAACCTAATGCAGTCAACTTAGACTGTGCTGATTCTTTAGCAGCCTGTGCTGCTGCTTCTGCTGCTTCACGTGATGCTTGTTCTGCTGCTGCCGCTGCTGCATCAGCCTCACGTTGGGCAATTTCTTCTGCTGTTAGTGGACGTTCTGTAACTTCGCCTGTAGCGCAGTTAACTTCGATTGCTGTTGTCATTGTTTCTCCTTATGAGTTTTTGATGCCGTAGAGGGTTGCTGTTGAGTATTGTACCCAAGTTGAAACTTCAGGAAGCAATGAGATAGAAGTAATTGCTGCTGTGTTTGACCAAAGACCAGCAACTAAATCAGATTGAGCATCGGTAGCATTATTTTCAGATACGCTATCTGCTGAATAAGATTTGTAGTTAGCACTTGTGTAATTTGGAATATAAATCTCGTGACTTGAAAATGTGCTAGCAGTTGAACCTGCTGCATCTACCGCAAATGAAGCATAACGACTTGAATAACCTGATGAACTAGGGGAAGTACCGTTACCCGCTAATGCTTTCATTGTAAAATTTGTAGTTGTACTGTTAAATGTAATGAACAAATTATCCGCTTGTTGTGCTGAACGAGCAGAACGACCTGATAACTTGACACATAAGTCAGTAAAGGTAGCAGGGATGCTTGTAAAGTCCATAGTTGCTGCTCCACCTGAACCAACAGATACAGAGGCAATCTTAGTAAATGTAGCCATTATGCCGCCTTTATTCCATAGAGGGTTGCATTAGAACCGCTAACAAGATTTGATGCGCTACCGTAAACAAAAGGTGAAACTGAAGTAATCGCACCTGTTCCTCTTAAAAGAGAAACGGCAGCAGTCACAAAAGACCCAGTTGTGTTGCTTCTTGTAATTGCTGTCTTAAATGTAGTTGTGTTTGTGTAATTTTGAATGTGAATAATTGCACTGCCAAAAGTCCCAGAAGCGGTAGAAGCACCTGGGACATAGCCACAATTAGACCCGTAGTAATCGCTTGTATATCTTGTAGAAGATACAGATGACCCATTGCCAATAAGCAAGGTGCTTGAGTAATCTCCATTAGCAGTATTATTTGCATATAAATACAGGCCGTCTGTGGCACTAACCACCTGACTTCTATAATTTACTACCAAAATTAAATCAGTGTAAGTTTGAGGAATAGAAGAAAATGTAACACCATTGCTTGTGCCATTTGATGTGTAACTAGCAATCGGTTCGTATGTAGATGGCATTTGTTACCCCTTAATTCCGTATAAAGCAAAAGATGAGTATTCTGCCCAGTTACTATCTGTAGATAAAGTTACAGTAGTAATTGCATTTGTGTTTCTCCAATTACCTGAAGAGAAAACTACTTGACCTCCGCCATTACGGTCAAACCCATTTAGCAAACGAGCAGTCTTATATTTGTTAGTATCTTTATAATCTAGGATATCCATAACTCCACCGCCGAATACGCTTGCAGTAGAGCCAGCATCTGCTACACCCGCCCCAGCAAACATAACAGTCTGGTTAGCACTGCCTGAAGCATAAATATTAGCACCATCTCCACGCAATGTATGTTGAGAGTAATTGCTTGCGCTATCGCTGTTAAGTCTGTAATAGCAATTTACGCTATTGCCACTGTTGTTAAAGGTACTTCGCGCAAAAAACCTCACCTGCAAATGTTGATAGGTTGATGGGATACTGCTAAAAGATACAGTGGCTGCCCCACCTGCTCCAACAGTTACAGTCGATATAGATTCATAAGAAGTAAGATTGCCTGAAATTTGTGATGCGTAAATACCAATATTTGATGGACTCATTATGCTAAATCACCAATGACATACCAAGTATCTGTAGCCACCTTCTTTAAAGTCATAGCAGAATATTGAGCACGCGCTTTAGGTGACGCTGCAGTTCCAGCATTAGAAAGAATAGTTGTTGTTCCAGATGTTACTGCAGTAACTGTTACCTGACCTGCACCAATTTGGATTAAATCAATGCTTGTTCCAATTGGGAATGCAACAGATGCGTTAGTAGGTATAGAGTATGTCTGAGCAGAAGCATTAGATGCAGTCAAGAACTTACCATTGTCTGTTAATACAAATGTATATGTAGTACCAGTTTGGGCATTGATAGACTGATTAATCTTTGGGTCAGTTAATGTTTTATTAGTAAGTGTATCTGTTGATGATGTAGTAACAACATTGACTCCTTCAATAGATACAACACCAGCAGAAACTCTAGCAAGAGTTGTATCAGTTGCGTGTCCTAGTTCAACACTACCAACACCAAGTGCCGTTGTAGTTGAAGCAGTAATACCGCTTACTGGCAAACCAGTTGCATTAGTAAGCGTTACTGATGTCGGTGTTCCTAGTACTGGTGTAACCAAAGTTGGGCTAGTAGCAAATACCAAAGCACCTGAACCAGTTTCATCTGAAATTACACCAGCAAGTTCTGCAGAGGTGGTAGCGGCAAGTGCAGATATTTTATCTGTAGTTACTACTAAAGTTTTGGTAGATGGGATAGTAGTACCATTAATAGATGTAGCCGTTGCTACGCCTAAAACAGGAGTTACAAGCGTTGGGCTAGTATCCATTACGAACTTAGTACCAGTACCAGTTTGAGATGCAATAGCAGTTGCTGAACCAGTAGATGTGATAGGTCCAGTCAAGTTGCTAGGAGCAACTGTTACTGTATCTACATAACCTTTAGTTGCTGCATCAGTTGACGCTGTAGGTGTTCCCATACCTGTAATCTTGTTAGTGCCCATTGCAATTGCACCAGACATAGTTCCACCAGCAAGTGGCAACTTAGTAGCAATAGAGTTGGTTACTGTTGTAGAAAATGATGCATCGTTGCCAAGTGCTGCTGCTAACTCGTTGAGAGTATCAAGGGCTGCAGGTGCTGATGCTACAAGATTGTTTACTGCGGTTCCAACAAATGCTGTAGTTGCTACCTGAGTAGTACTTGTGCCAGCAGTAGCAGTTGGAGCAGTTGGAGTTCCAGTCAATGCTGGACTTGCCAAAGGTGCATATGTGCTTGATGCTGTAGCAGTTGCTAACTTAGAATCTAATTGAGTCTGAATAGCAGAAGTAACTCCGTCTACATATCCAATTTCAGTTGCTGAGACTGTTGATGAAATACCGAGTTTTGTCCAGTCAATTGCAGCAGCAGTATTAATCTTAGCATTTGTAATTGTATCGTTAGTTATATCGCCATTTACAATTGCACCAGTTAAAGCAAGTTTGCTGTATGCAACAGCAGCAGATGCGTTGATGTCAGCATTAACAATTGTTCCATCTGCAATCATTGTGCTAGTTACTGTGCCAGTATCACTGGTCTTAACTAAAGTTGCACTTGTTGGAATTGTTGTTCCATTGATGCTAGTTGCTGTTGCTACGCCAAGAACTGGTGTGACTAAAGTTGGGCTTGTAGCAAGTACTAAAGAGCCAGTACCTGTCTCATCAGTTACAGCAGCAGCAAGGTTTGCACTTGATGGAGTTCCAAGGAATGTGGCAACGCCAGTTCCAAGTGAAGTAATACCTGTGCCACCATTGGCTACTGGAAGAGTTCCAGTTACGCCTGTTGTTAGCGGAAGTCCAGTTGTATTAGTAAGTATACCAGATGCTGGAGTGCCAAGTGCTGGAGTAGTTAATATTGGAGCAGTTAAAGTTTTATTAGTTAATGTCTGTGTGTTGGTTGTACCGACTACAGCACCTGTTGCACCGTGTCCTGTTGTTGCTTCAATGTGGTCATTAGCCTCTTGGTAGTCACGACCAATTGCCATGTGTCGTACTACTGCACCTGCAGAGTGAGCCACTCCAGTTCCTGGTGTTGCTCCATCAATACCGCGAGCAATGGTTAATGTATTACCAGTTGAATATACGGTAACATCAACAATTTCTTCAAGGGCTGTATCTGGGTCAATAACAACTGTGTATGTCTGAGTTCCAGTTAATGTCTTTCCACCCATGATGGAAGAGCCACTTACAACTGTCATAGTTGTCGCTGTGCTTGTAATTGGAGAACTCAGCGTTGTCTGCTGGGCGCGAGATGAGTATTTTCTAGTTGTCATTGCTGGTCCTTATCGGCGGGAGTAGTGGACTTTTGCTGGGTAATTAGATTGCTGCACTGCTGTTTCTTCCTTAAGGCGCTGTTGATAAAGAGCATACAGTTGCTTGGTTGCACTTTGAGATGCACCGAATGGACGCTTAGAATCTGTCTCATCAGCCTGTGGGCTAACCTGAGAAGCACGTGCTGGGTCTAGATTTGAAAGCAAACGATATGATGCTCCAAGAATAGCAACATCTCTAGTAGATGCTGGCAATCCTGTTTGAGTTACATAATCTTGAGTATTGGTAGTAAATATTGGAGGGTTTGTAGCATACATAACTTTTACAGTTCTACCAGCAACTGGTGCCTGACCTAAAGTAATGGTTTGAACTTGGTCTACACCAGTAGTGTAACCAAACGCCTCAGCATTTGCTAATGCATCAAAATCGTAATGACGAATTGGAATCCATTCTTTTGATGGTCCAATTGATTGCCATGAGATAGAAAGAATATTTTTAACATTTAGGTTAACAAGTGGATATGTTGTAATTGCAGCATTGAATGTAAAGTTATACTGTTTTACAGCAAAGATTGAAGAACACATTGCATTGATTGTATCATTGATTGCTCGCTTAACAGACAAGCGTGGGAAGGTTGGGCTGATAGTAACCTTCTTATCAGCAAGGTGTGTATCCGCTGTAGAACCTAGATAGCCACGTCCGTAAGGTGCAACTGTTGCTGTGTTAGAGATACGGTCATATGAATCAATCCATAGCAACTCTTCATCAATTTCAATAATACCTTTACCTACAGATTCAGTAGAACCAAGAGATAGGATAAGTGGGGAAGCACTTGAAGAGGTTGTTGTAGTTACTGCAGTCTTAAGATAGGTTGCTCTGTCCTGTTGGAAGGTATAACCAGCAAGGTTAATAAGAACTTCATCAATCATGTTTTCTAAAGTAATTGTCATGCGTTGATGCTCCTTAAGGCAGCAGGTGCTGCTAGTCCAGTAGTTCCAGCAAGTTCATTGCAGACGCCATCAATGTCCTTGAACTTATCACGTGTACGTGATGATGATACTTTGATGTTTAGTGCGCCAACAGTTGCTAGGCCAGTTGTTGCAGCCCAAGCATTAGCAGCGCCCTGTTCATCAAGACCAGTCGTCCCAGCAAGTCTATTCAACTCTGCTGCTAGACTACTGCCTGCTTTACCTAGTGCCATTGTTTAACCCTTCTTAGGTGTAATTAACCCTTGCTTTGGCAAGATTAAATTAGATTTTTTTTCTTCTTTAACTCCGCCAAAAAATGCTTTATAGTAATGCTCATCAAATGAGAATCGTTTCATGTGAGGAGCAGTTGCTCCCGTATGCGCATAAACTGGAATTTCAGCCTTATCACATAGGGCAAAGAAGTAGATGTCTTCACCAAGGAAGTTCTTTCCATGTCCAATGTCGGAAAACAATGGAGCATTTGGAGTTGATTCTTTGATACGTTCAACTACACTTCGATGCATAAGAACAAAACCCATACCAGCGGCACCAATTTTAATTAACTGGTTCTCTGGCATTGGATGGATACGCGCTACGCCAACTGTTTCTTCACTATTAACAAAGTTAAACAATGTTGGTAGCGGAATCATAAGCGGTTCTTCTGGTGTATCTGTTGTAAAGTAAACGCCACTAACAATAGGGCGTTCCTTCGCATCTTTGCTTTCCCAGAGAAGATTAAATGTATCGGGACTAACAACTACATCTGAATCAACCCAGAAAAGCCAATCAGACTTGTTGTTATCATACCAATAATTAATTACCTTGTCACGCTGTCTTGCAATTTGGTTGCCTTGACTTCTTAGTGTTGTGGTAAAGTTGACGCCAGACTTAAGCATAACGTCTGTAACGCCTTGCATAAACTTGCCATCAACCATACCATTGTCACACCATGCGATTGATACTGTCTCTTGTGCCATTGTCCCCACCTTTGTTAGTTGTTTTTAGTATGCTGAAGAACCGCGACCTGAAGACTTTGTGCTCTTAGGAGCAGCAGCCTTCTTAGCAGCAGCGGCGTTGGCAATAGCATTGCCACCCTTAGCGGTTGCTTCGGTATAACGTCTGTTTCCGTATAGACGCTTAATTGCTTCTGCCTGTTCGCCCTTTAGTTGCTGGCGACCATAAGCACGAACTTCTTTACCAGCAGTTTCTTTAGTCCACTCTTTGCCAGTTCCCTGCTCTGCAAAGGACCTAGCCAATAAAAGGGCTTCTTTCATTCCCATTTTTTTAATTTGATTAATGGTTGCTTGTGATACTTTGATGTTCTTATTGTAAAAACTCTTATCGATTGCTTTTGCCATTATTTTCCCTTATTTCTCTTAGATATTGCTGCTGCTTTTTTCTTTGCGTCTACTTTTGAACTTGCGCCCCATGCATTAAGCGATAAGAGCAGTCTTGTTGGCTCACCATTGGGTTTACGTTCTGGTCCTGGCATGCCACCCATACGTGCCAAGAATGATGCTCTGCGGGGGTTGTCACCGCTCTTTACAGGCGCTTTGAGGGTTCCACCCTTGTAAGATGCCCTACCTTTGGCATTAAGTCCCCCAGCAGGGTTCTTGCCCTCTTTACGTGTCCATGCTGCTGTCATTACTATAACTGCTTTCCAGTCTTGTCATCGTAGCGACGACCCTGAATAAGTGCGCCAAATAGTTGTCCGTGTTGTTTATCTTCTTTACTACGAAGTTTATTTGCACGTTCATCTGTTCCAGGACCAGAGGTATTGCTCATCTCTATTGTTGCCTGATAAGCCTTAAAAGACTGCTTGGCTTCTTTTACTAAATTTTCTAGATATGATAGTTTACGTGCCATTACTTCTTCTTGCCCATCTTCTTTGGTGCAGCCTTCTTCATGGCAGAGTTCTTCATCATCTTGCCATTCATAAGATGCATTCCCTTTTTTAATTCCTTGGCTTTGTCTGCTTTAGTCTCTGGCTTCTTACCAAGTTCAGCCTTCTTTACTTTTGCAGGTTCAGTCTTCTCAAACATGTTATAAGCCTTCATCATCTTAGGTGTCATTTTAGCCATTATATTTGTCCAATCTCTTTCATAACTTCGGCGGTTTTTTTAGTTATCTGATGTGCTTTAGGCATTTTTTCTGAATTGTATGCTGTGCCTAATGTTACTGATGCAGCATAGGCTGCTTCAACTTGAGCACGCGATGTGCCATTTGGTTGAATTCCTTGAGCCTTAGCATCTCGGTATGCTTGTAACTCTGAGGTCCATTTCTTATCTGAAATGTCTCTAGTTGCATCTCCTGTACCAAGTTCAAGACTAGACGCCTTGCATCCGAAACATCCCTCTACATATTCAGGATGTGTTCGTATTTGATGTAGTCCCATTTCATCTCCTACTGTGCTGTAAAGTTTGCTTCTGTTACGTCAACTCCACCAGCAATAAGTGCTGCCTTTGTTGCATCATCTACTGTATGTTCGTAACCACCACGATATACTTCTTGGTATTCAGTTAGGTCTTCATCTACTGGATAACGAGTTTGGAAGTATTCTCCATCAAGTTTAATGATTGTAATGCCTTTGCGTAACTTTGCAAAGTAAAACAACCTGTGTCCGCCAGATGGACCTTCTAATACGTACGGTGTCGTGAATGTCCAGTTTGCCATGATTCTCCTTCTAATGGATTTACTGCTAAGCAGGGAGATTACTCCCCCTGCTCAACCGTCAATCAACTATGCGATTGATGAACCTGATTCGATTCGGTATAGTGCTTCTTCGCGGTAGCGAGCAAAGCCAAGTACGCCGTACCAACCCATTGGGCGGTGACGCATCAACTTGTCGACAACTGGTCCGATGACTACATGTGGCTCTTCAGCAACTGCTTCTGCAAGCGCTTGCTGTCCAGCGATGATTGTGCGGTACACCTTTGCAGATGAAGCACCGTCTGTTGCGCTGTATAGGCGTGGTGACTCTACGAAGTATGCACCTTCGTATGTACCGATTTCTCCTGCCCAGATGCGGTCCTGTGAAGAACCGTACTGATTAGGAAGAAGCCATCCAGCAGAACCTGTCTCAGCACGAAGGTCGTGTGAAACTTCTGGGTGAAGTCCAGCCCAGTATAGTGAACCCTTACGGGCTACTGACTTTCCTGCACGCAACTTCGCAACAGCCTTGCGGATGTTAGCAGAAGATAGTGTTGCAGCGGCAGTCACTGTTGCTGTTGATGTTGCTGTTGAACCTGAGTAGATTACGTTTGTACCAGCACGCAATGTTGCCATTGCTACTGCGTCAATTGAATCTGCAAGGTTGAATGCAATGATGTTAGCAATTGCTGGGTCTACGTCAGCGAGGCTGAATAGTTCCAAAGCGCGTGTTACAAGAACAGAGTTACCGTACTCGTTAAGAGTAATTGTAACTGATGTTGGTGTAGACATTGCTACTGCATCTGGGTCTGTTGTTTCTGTGAGTGCAGTTGTTGCTGCTGATAGGTCAACGTAACGTTGTAGAACAACTGTTGAACCTGGAATGCTTTGCTTAGCAGGACGCTTATCTGCGACTGAACGAATTAGTGGCTCTGAACGTAGAGCGAATTCAAGAAGTCGGTCATAAGCCTTCTGTACTAAACCAGCACTACCAACGGTACCGCCGAGAGAGGCGGAATCTGATGATACATATGCGTTAGCCATGTAGGTTATTTCCTTTTTTAGTAGTTAGAAACTATGATTAGTTTTGTGAACCGTAAATCATGTTGATGATTTCTTCCGCAGATTCTGCGTTGTCAATTCTCATCGACATATCTTCGGCTCTGTCAGGTGTTATTGCACCCTGAGTAACCAAATCTTGCTGGCGTAATGCTGCACGGTTTTGGCTGTTTACTTCGGGCGCATCCTGTCGCGTTTGCAGTCCGAACAAGTCTGCGTTATCATCGAGCCAGTTATTCACTGACTCCTCGTTAACGTCATCCAAGTCCTTGAGGACTAAGCGAATTGCTTTAGGATTGACACCTTTCTTTTCTAGGGTTTCTTTGACGATTCTCTCACGCTGTCCTTTGGACAAAGTCTCGAGTTGCTCTGTGAGGTCCTTAATACGCTTTTCGTCTGCACGCTTGGCTTTACGCAACTTCTTTAAGAGGTCGCTTCCGTCCATTGGTGTTTCCATTTCGGTATCTAGTTCGTCGTCTTCGTCATCCCAGTAGTTGTTGCTCATAGCAACCACCCTTCTATTCGTTGTAGTCGCAAGCCTCAGTGACTAGTCGGGGAACTAGGCTGGCTCTTGCTATCGGTCTATTACTCTGACGGGGCCGATGGGTCCGTTCAGGATTCTATTTTAGATTAAGCCTTGTGCTCGGCTTTGTGATGCTAGTCTTCCAGATGCTCCGCTAAATCGATTCATTTCTTCTTCTTTAATCTTGCGAATCTTTTCATCTGCAGCAGCGTTACCAGCAAACTGTGAAGCAATTGCTTCTTGTTGAGTAAAGTCAATGTTGCTCATACGACCAAGTGACTGTCCACGTTCTAGTCGTTTAACTTCGGCAAACTTACCAAGTGAGGTTCCGTAGTCGGCACCCATTGCTGCAAGGTCTGCACCTTCTTCTAGGCTAATTCCTACACCTTGTGATTTGGCAGCAGATAACTGCTCAATGCTCTTAACCTTCTTTGTAAGTTCAAGAGCGCCTTCTTTACCAGTTAGTAATGCTTTAGCAATAGAGGTTCTGTCAAGACCCTTGTTAAGGTATGTCTTTAAGTCAGCACCAAGTGCTCCTGGAGCATTATCAATTGCCATAAAAACATTATTAATTATGTCTGTTGCTTCTGATACAGACTTGTTTGCATCTCCAAGAATCTTTGCAGCCATATCTTGAGTTGCTAAGTCCCCTAGACCAACAGAGCGGAATACATCTCCAAGTGCTTGTTCTGACTTAACATAGTCCGCAATAGATGGGACCTGTACTGTTTCTCCAGCATTGAGTCTATCTTGCAATTTAAAGATTGCACTAAAACGAGTTACAAACTTACCTGCTTTTCCTTTAGCCTTAGCATCGCGCAAGGCAAGGTTTATTGCTTCTTCAACACTTGAACCAGTATTAATAAACCCCTGTGCAAGTTCACGCAATTCGTCAACCCAAGGTTG